GGACCGCCCCCGCACTCTAGCTGATACTAGTCTAGTGGCGCTCAATGAAAACTACTCTACACTAGAGGCGCGGGCTACTGAGTCGCGTAGCCTATACCTAGAGAGTAAGAGTAGACTAGATGGATTACTACTGCGACTAGATGACGCACGGGATATAAGTAGTGTCAGCCCCACACCCGCTAACCTGACTATACTCGCTGATCTTGAGACGCGTGTAGTGGAAGAGGAGGCCCTGGTAGCTACACTAGAGGCTACCTACAGAGAGAGACAGACGGCAGCACGGAGCGGGCTAGCAGAATTAGAGGAGGCCCGACGTAGATCAGAGTCCTCACTTGGTATGTCACTGGCACCTGGAGTAGCCTACGTTGTGGGGCGTAGAGTAGTTATTGATACACCAATAAACCTAGCACTACAGCGTACCACAGATAGTCAGGTAGTAACGGCGGCTACATTTACTTATGCAGGTGTAACTGCTATAGCTAACCGCACCATATCGCTGCAGGGTACCTCTACATGGGCTAATGTAGTAACACAGGGTACCCGAGTAAGCATAAGCTTTGCCCCTATCAATAACTCGACTATAACCGTGACGGCTAATACTTCAGCAGCCACCTCAGTAGAAACCTTCATAGACTACATAATAGCTCGCATAGCTACTGGTACTGATAATAATAGTACCATTACCGGTACCAACATTACTACGGATGCGGCCCGTAATCTACTCCGAGATGCCATAGCCTTCCGCCGTAATGGACTGACACTCGTCATGGAGTCCATAGGTATAGGTACCACGTCTAACCTAGTGAACATTACCATAGGTATCACTATCACAGGGGGGGCCCCTAGTAGTATACTACTCGTCGACGTGCCCAGCGGTCCCATTGGAGGTGCAGCCAATACTAATGAGTTCAAGTTAACTCGCCGACCCGTCAAGGAGGTAACACGACTAGTAGCTACGCTCCAGGAGAATACGGCTGCCATAGTGCGCGGGCCTACACCTGGCACTAGTGACTACCTAGGGCGCGATACTGTATCTAGAGTGAAACGGGTATTCCAGGGCTCCATTAATTACGCAGAGGGCCGGGACTTCCAGGTTCTCGATGGTGGTAGACTGGAGTGGGCTCCTAATGGCGCAGGAGCTCTAGAGCCGGCACCTGGCACTACCTACTTTGTGACGTATACGTACTCCAGTCAATTAGCACTAGGAGTAGATTTCAATCTCCTGACGGCTACTGACACTATAGTATTTACTGGTACACGGAGCCCCGCACCTAATACCACATTCCAGGTAGACTATAGCTATTTCCTCAGCCGTATAGCTATAGTGACGCTAGATAAGGAAGGGCAGCCCGCTGTCATATATGGTGAGGTAGGAGTTAATCCTCAGCCTCCTGCCGTTAGTGATTCAGTATTACCACTAGCACGTGTACTTATAAGTAATAATAACGCCATCATTGAGCCCATCGATTGCCGCCCTGTCAATTACGATAGTATACGACAGCTATCCAGCGCCGTATCATCGCTATCAGATGATATAGATAGACTACGACTCACAACGAGAGCAGAGGGGCTGGCTTTCACTAATACAGGGGCCGTACCCAACTTTACATCTATCGATGCTCTAGTGAATAGTAGTGGTATTAATCTAACGGAGAGCACAGGTATGCTCTCGCCTCTAACTAATAGTCTGACATCCAATAGAGTATATAGTGATGTCAGAGCAACGGCTCCCTCGGCTAGACCTAATAACGCAGGGGACCCCTACATTGTAGTACCTACATATACAGATAGTATATTCCTTGAGCAAACTAAGCTGACGAAAGAGAGGAGTATACAGCAGACTACAGCCCCGCGGTTATTCTGTCGTAGAGTCATCATGGCTAATCGCGATCTAGGGCGGATTAACCCCTGCGACGAGCTGGCCGTCCGAGGAGCTGCTCTATTCAGCTCCACTAGTAATCTCCTCTATCGATTTATCAATGAGGGGAATAGAGCAGAGTTCACGCGGCTATCTCGTCGTGTACGAGAGGCCATCTCAGCAGGTGAGGCTATACCAGCTATAGGCGCTAATCTAATGGGGAGCGAGGAGATAGATAAGGCGCGGGCCCAGAACATACGATACACTATACGAGGAGAGGGGCTCCCCCAGGGCAGCTATCAACTACTGATAGCTGATACTATCATGACTACTGCAGTATCAATTAATAACACACCAATATCGGGCACCCTACCATTCGCGTTCCGGCCCCGCTCTAATGGCATACTCGAGGTCGAGCTATTCCTACCCGCACTACCCCCCGGTGTCCATGCCGTAGTGCTACACTCTGATACACTGAGTGTAAGTAATACGCTATCTATATTCAATAATAACCTGACCCACGTGGCGCTAGGCGGGGCGGCCTCCTGGGGTTTACCATCATCCTCAGTAGATACTCAGCCCCTACCCCTGATGCCGAGGGTAGGCTTCGACCCACTGATGCAGACATTTCAGGCACCCTCTGATATGTACCTGAGCGGCCTTGATATAAAAATAGCATCGGCGCCGGCATCAGGGGCCCTAGTTATATCACTACGGGATGGCACAGCTACTACACCAGGGCAGATACTACTAGGAGAGGCCCTTGTCAGTGGAGCCGTATTACCTGATATACAGGGGCGGCTCTGGACTAAATACGTATTCCCTACTCCCATCTATCTCAAGGAGGATCAGTATTATACACTAGGCTTCCGCAGTACAGAGGGAGACTGGAGCGTATTCACTAGTGAGATAGGAGAGGCCGATATACTAGATGCGGGGCTACTAATAGGACAGCAGCTAGGCATAAATGGTAACCTCTGGTCTAGTGATGGTACTACCATCTCTAACCACGAGAGAGAAGATATCAGTATGCGTCTCTACCGCGCTGTATTCCCGACGACTCCGATTAGTATAGACCTAGGTAGTTACTCTTCCAATATGACGGCCTTCGCCCTCAATATACGAGACATAGTACCAGCGGGCTGCACAATAGATTATCAGTACAAGGCGGGCGTGAACCCCAACTGGATATCTATAGCACCTAATACGCCTATATGTCTAGATAAAGTAGAGTCTATACTCCTCCTACGTGCAGTATCCACAGGTACGGCAGCCCTAGCTCCTATCATAGAAATAGGGACAGTATCCATCTATCGTAACCTGTCACCCACACAGCACATATCTAACTGGCAGCCTATCCTGCAGACGAGTACGAGATTTACAGTAGCCATAACAGCGCTAATGCCGCCATCGAGTACGCTACAGGTAAGAATACAGTTCAACACAGGGGGTTGGCACACCCTAAGCAACCCGACCACAGTCACGCTAGATGCAGGACTAGGACTATCTCGCCTAACTTATGTATATGTATCTCCCGGCCCGCGTAGTGGAGAGCTGAAGTGGTCTATAGACGCATTTGGAATCTCGACAACAGACGTGCCATCTATAATGGAGGTAGTGGTATATGGAACGAACTAAGCTACTATTCACGGATGGCCGGCCCCTACAGGCGCGAGAGCTCATAGAGATGCAGGATCTCTTACACTTGCATGTAGAGGAGATGAGCCGCAGTCTATACGATGTCTATTACCTAGCAGAGGTAGATATAATATGGGCGTCCCCCAGTCTAACAATACAAGGTGGTCTGATATATATAGAGGAGGAGGGATGGTATCGTATCAACCCAGCCCAGCTAACTATAACCGGTAACGCCAACGTTACACTCCGCATATACCGGATAGATTATGATGGGCGCAGTATCCTATTTCCTGAACCAGTAGTAGGGCAGGACGGTTACCCATTCCTGCAGATATCGGGGGGCCAGATACTCATATACGATGGTAAGCGATTCAGTCGGGCCCCGCGCAGTAAAGTAGCGTCACTAGAAGAGACCATAGAATTAGTGGACAAGGAGGTATACGGCAACTACATCCAGCGAGGCCTAGAGGTACTGGGCCTGCGCTTCGATAGTGCACTAGAGATAGACCTAACACAGAATCAACCTATTCAACGTCTGGCCGTCCAGCCGGGCCGGGCCTTCATAGATGGTAAGATAGTGGATCTATACGAGCCTGTCTATCTGCCCATGATGGTTAGTGGTGAGATCGTCATAGATAAGAAAGGTGAGGTGAGAATAGGTACGGGGCCCCTCACGCTAGCGCGTATACGTAATAGTGAACTAATAGCCAGCGATAATAGATGGGTAGAGCCCGGCCTACTGCGAGATCTACAGGTTAAGTTGAACACACTACGAGAGGAGGCTATAGATATCGTTCTAGAACGACTTAACTTCTACTCGGGGGCCCCGCGTATTCTAGAGAGCGGCTTTGTAGAATCCTTCCAGAATACACTGGGGACTGACATCACAGCTCCTGGCTTCGATTGTGCTATGACGGGGTACATGACACTACCTAGCTCGTATAACACGATCAGACCCGATAATCTAACTATAAGCAGTAGTAGTAATGTAACCATAACGGAGTCTGGAGGGAGCCTGCAGACGGCGTATCTACGACCTGCCCCTGGTACTATAATTGATCAACGACGCGCTACAGGCAGTCTGGCATTAGCAGCCCAGACACGAGACGTGCGTATGACGCTCAACCCACCAGTAGTAGCACCCGATGCAAGGCGCATCGAGTACCAGATAGGCCGTCTCACTATAGCCACCGAGGCAGTGCAAGTCACAATCACTCTACAGGGTCTGTTATCTCTAGAGAGTGGTATAGTATTACAAATAGACGGACGGGCTCCCCAGGCTACAGTAACCCGTGGCTCTATAGAAGACGGACGCTATAGGGCTGATGTCAGCGGCACACTAGTAGCAAATATAGCAGTCCCTTCTAGTAGCGCAGCACTATCTATAACAGCAACAGGAAGTGGATGGACAATAGGGCAGTGTCTGGAGTTCGGTTCCACTGGAGCCCCCGCACCAGCTGTAGTACAGGTCAGGGAGGGTATGGCACAGCTATTTACTCTATCAACAGCCAATACTATAACGGGTATACGCGTATATCCTGCGGGGGCCATAAGCGCTTGGGTGAGTCTAGTAGCAGCACCCAATAATATACCAGAGGAGAGGGAGCTAGGACGGGTCCGCCTACAGGTAACGAGCGGTAGCCCTGATACACCAGTAGAGTTGACCTTCGACCCGCCCATTAATCTAGTGGCAGGTAGTTACTGTGTGGTCATTAGTGCCACTAGCCCGGGCTCTATGCACATCAATACAAACGCACAGCTTGCTATATCACGAAACCAAGAAGGGCCCGACATACCCGGCTACCTCCTGACACGCAGTGGTAGTAACTGGCAGTCACAGACCAATAGTGATCTAACATACCAGCTAATAGGAGGGAGTCTAGGTTCGACAGGCTATATAGACTTCACCTATAGCCCAGCGCCTGAGGCGGACACTCAGGTAGACCTAACACAGCTCAATAGCCTCTGGAGTTATAACCTAGGTCAGGGGGGCTCATTCTCTACCTTCTATAGGGAAGGGCAGGAGCTAGTGCCCTTACCCGAGCGAGCTACGGAGCTGCCAGATAATCTAGAGATGAGGCTAGTGCTCTTCACTACAGGTACGACACCCATAGTCTACCTCAACAGGAGTATACTGATTATAGGGCGGGCCCGTTCTAAAGCTACCTGGATCAGCATAGATTATCCTACGCGTGACTACACTAACGTCAAGGTTATATACCGCGCCTTCCTACCGCAGGGTAGTAGTGTAGTAGCCAGTGTCAGCTCCAATGGGGGCCAGACGTGGACTGAAATGCCTACTCCTACCACTACGCTGGTAGATGGTAATATACCCCTCATTGAGAATGAGACTACATTGTCCGACCTCACTCCCACTGTATTAGTGCGTCAGGGTGATAATGATGTACCATTGGCCAGAAATCGCATACGCATTAGATTACAAATAATCGTAAGCGGCACTATAACTAGATTACCCTATGTCTCGAGCCTGCAGTGTCTGACATATTAGAGAGTATAGTAACGCGTATACCAGTTAATCACGCTGTGCCCCTCATCATAGGGGCACTATACCGTCGTACTGTATCACAGCTGGCAGCGCGGGGCTACGATAATAGACTGGCCCTATTATTACAAGGCCTCCCTATAGCTGACTTCACAGATGAGGAGCTCGATTACCTAACAACGCTACCACTAGGCCTCCTAACGGCAGGTATGACTAGTACGTATAGAGAGCTGTATTACCGCGGGCAGTATATTCATATACCCTCTTATCTATCTGACCACACCATAGCCCAATTCCTAGTAATAGTGGAGAGCCTACGTGAATAATCCCTTATCTTTAAATGGCACTATACCATCGGGTCATTCCGTTAGAAAAGCGTACTTTGAATTATTAGGTGAAGATGATACAGATGCGACTGCAATCCTATCGGTTAATACTGTTATTGTTGAATTAGGTGCTATTATACCTACTAGCTATAGCCCTTCTTATATAAATCTTCTATCTCAATTATTATCAACAGCAGATGGTAGCTTAAAAGCCCACGTAGTAGAGAAAGTAAGAGCAATAATTGGGAGAGTTGGTAATAATCCTAATATTCCACAGATGCAGGCGATTATTGGCGATACTCCCTCACGATTAGCGCCCGCCCCACCTGGCACAACAGTTAGCCCTAAGTTGGGGTTAACTGATGTAGTACCAGAGGAGGGGTTACGCCTTACCTCCTATTTTAATTTTGACCCCTCCGATAGCGATATAAATCTTCTTGTAGGACTACTAGTTGATGATCGATTAGATGATGAAGCCAGAGGACAGGCTATAAAGTACCTTAAAGATACAGTCTCTACATTGCCTATTAGTATGGACCTCACCGAGGTAGGAAAAGAGAAGGCTAGGGCGTATATAGCAAAACTTGACACTCCGAGTAGTAAAGTTATACCTACAGGTAGTAAAGTAGATATTTCTAAGGGGGATGCCAACAAATCAACAACTAAGCAGGAGCCGACTATAACGTATCCACCTGCGGCAGACTGGGGTATGAGGGTTACACAAGTAGACACTAATAAGAGTTATTTCTTCAGTCTATTGCCGGCTATGGACTCAGTCATACCTATGACAGCGAGTAAGGATGTACCCAACGCACTGCCGGGATTATACATACGAGTTAAGGCTAATATAGCTAAGTTGCGGGTACCAGGCAGCACACCTATCTACCAACACATGGGGATAGATAGTGTGATGGTAACTGTAGTAGGGATGTTCACTGGAATGGATGGTGATAAACCGAGCCCGGCTACCTATCTATCTCATGCTACTGGTAAGGATAAGGTCGGGACTCTTATGGCTAAGCTAGATACTTATGGCGCTATGCAGAGTTTTTACGAGCACGCATACCTGAGTGGGGCTGATCTAGACGTAGAGATCAACATGGCACGCTACCAGGCCTTCGACGTAGAGGAGGGGGTGATACGTTCAGCTAAGACAGGTAATCCCCGCTTCCGCGGGCACTTGTCACTACTCGAGGTAGCACATGCACGTAGCGATAGAACATACTATACGCTACAATTCGAGACGCGCTCTCTAACGGAGGATAAGTGTGAGATAACTAAGATAGATCACATACCTGATAGTCTCAAGGAGAGACTAAGCCAGGTCGCAGTAGAAGAGCAGACCGTCGCAGTTGAGAGCATCAGGACTATAACTGACGACATTAATATGGCTAAGGAGGGAACCAATGGCAAAAAGATATCTGAGTGGGAGAGTGGGGATCCTGACCCCAGCGGCCGGGCCCTTCGCGTAAATGAAGTATGTGATAACGACGGTAAGTGTAGATACTACGTCTTCACTCCAGGAGGGCAGCTATATGAAGAAACTGATAAAGAGGAAATAGATAAACTCAAGAATGAGAGAATAGGGGGCTGGAATACTAATAGACTTATACGCACTGGAGCAAGTATTGCAGCTACAGTGACAACCTGTGCTGTAGCTGCAGGCTCCATACCTGCAGCTGTTACCATTGTAGGAGGAGTAGTAACAGCAGCGGCGGCCGCAGGTTGCGGTGCTGTTGCAGGTGATCTCATTAATACAGTTGCTAATGGAGATAACAGACAATACACGCCTGTCGAGGCGGCCATAGACGCAGTAACTATACTGGCTCCTACTAAGATAGGAGCCGCAACGCTAGGCAAAGTAGTTGGTGTTGGGGCTAAGGTTGCATCTGCCCCAGTAAAACTCGCGGGTAAGGTTGTATCAAAGACTGGTATATTAAGTACTGGGCCAGCAGCTAAGATAACTAGTAGCCTGGCTCAGTCCACTCAAGGTGTTCGTAGGGCTATTCTCTCTACTGCTAATAAGGCTAAGAATAGCGCAGTAAACTTTGCACTGAGCCCCACTCCCGATATACTACAACCTCCCTCGAATTATCTCAGTAGTAGTAACGTCGCGGCTAGGTTCACTAGGTTTATAACTCCTGGCCTAGGCTCAGCCAGTAATACAACTAATGCAGTCGACGACGCAGGCCGGTCGACTGGCCGCGTTTCTACTGCTACTTCTCAGACTAATAATATTGTTGATGATACAGTTACTAACGCTACACGGTCAACTTTAACAAGAAGGGATATTCCTAATATAGATAAGGTAAGTCAAGAAAGCGGCAACATAGCCATCCAAATGCGTAATGAGAATATATCTATAGATGATGCGTCTAGATGGATAGTTGATAATTATCCAAATGCTAATTCTGGAGAAGTACTCCGTGCTAGACAAATTATACGTAATAATGTTGATTTTCCAGTAGAAGATGATCCTGCTTCGTTGGCCACTGCCCTATACAAAGAAGGTTATAACCCACAAGATATGAGCCCAGCTGAATTAATTAATTATATTAAGAATGCTAGGCCCGGCATATATGACGAGGCTAGGCCCGGCATATCTGACGAGGTTGTGACTAGTTTAAAGAATCAGGTACTCAGTGAATATAATGAGAAGTATCCCAGAGCTATAACTGATGAGGGCGTATACAATGACATTATAGAGATTGCCGATACTCTACGCCCAGACGCCACTCAGGCCCAGAAGCTAGAGGCTCTTGAGAATATCCCTGATAAAGAGGGGGGCCTCCAAGTACTTAACGAGGTACTAAATAGACGATTAACTAGTAATATAAGAGTTACTTCAGTAAGACCTCCAGAAGAGGCGCTTCCTCCTCCACTTAATCCTGACGGTACCCCTACTACCTTAGGTCCTGCTGCAGGCTCTATTGATGGTGAGCCCATTGTTATTATAGACGATACGTTCAATACTATTGATTCTATAGTACCTATACCTACGAATACACTAACCGCGCCAGCCGCACCAGTAGGATCGCCTGGCAATATACAAACTAATACAGGTGCTGCACCTGTATCTGCACCGGCTTCTCCAGCTAATAAGGTTATTTCTATTACGGGAGGGGGAACCATATCAGAAGAAGCAGTTGCTAACGACATAGCTGCACTCATACCTGATGTGGGGAATATTCCGGATGCAGTACTTGGAAATGAAGTAATAGACTATCTAGGGGCTAGTCAGGCAATATATAGTCCTGATCAAGTAAACGAGATAGTAAACTTAGTCAAGCAAAATAATCCTGGGTCTCCAGTAGTACCTAGAGTAGCTAATACAGGTGATATACAGGATATAGTAGAGCAACTACCTGATAGATTGGGTACGCCTACTAATCAAGTGGTAGGGCGGGCTCCAGATGCTACAACTGGTCATGCTACTATTAGCCGTTCTACTTCGCCTATACAAATAGAACAAATAGCAAAGAATCAGGCACAAGCAATATTAAATAATAATCCCGACATAAATCCTGATAGGCTATCTAATAATCAGATACTCGCTCTTGTTGACGTAACCTTTGCGATAGGTTTTAACAGAGATCTATTTGCTACTACTATACGTAATTATATAAGAGTTTTGAAATAAGGGAGGGTCTAATGAGATTACTGATATACATAGGTCAGTCTGTAACTATGAGATATCTAGTAGGTAAGGTAGAGTCTCAGGTGACGGGTACGCTATCTATCACTGATAAGATAGTGACAGTAGGGCCCGCCCGTTCTAACCTACGAGATGTACTGATTATAATACAAGGCAATAATACTATCTACACTAGGCCAGATGGCACGCCGACCTATAACGCCCCAGTGGCGCAGACACTAACACGTCCGTTTAACTGGGCTGCTGACGCAGAGAGGGCTGTGATAGAGTACCTAGAGCAGGGTATAGCGCCAGAGGTACAGCTTATACGCCGTACTGCACTAGTCACATACATAGATAGCATCATAGTAGAAGCAGTCAGATTAATTGATAATGACCTCATATTAGAAACAGCAGCAGGAGACGTAAGAACGGCAGTCAACGCAATACTCCAGATTACTACTGGGGTTCCATCTCGATGGAGTGATAGTATAATAAACCTGGAGGTATGGTTAGAATCTCTGGGCTCAGGTCGTTTCTACATAGATAGAATAGGAGACGCCACAACGATAGAGGCAGATACAGTCTATACTAGTCGGGGCCGTCAGATAGTAGGTAGACTAGGGGATATAACTGTAACAATGCCAATAGAGACAGTAGAGAGTGTAAGACAAGGCGATAAGACGTGGTTTAATACCCGGCCGCCGCGGGGGCCTATAATTCCTAACTTAGGTCTACTCCGTGCTGCTACTAGGTTTATACGAAACTACACAATAAATGAGACTATAGGCGCAGAGTTATACGATACGTATCTAATAGATGGTACTCGTATAAGCAGCCGGGCCATGTATTTACAGGATGGCTGCATAGTATTAGCAAATGGGCCAGAGAGCTGGTGGGTCAGTATAAGAGATGTAAGGTAAGGTGACTATAAGCCCATATTCTTCTTATCTATAAAAGAATGGAGTAATATATTCATTCTTGCTACATACGAGAATGATAATTACCTAGTAGCTAAAGAGGAGATTGGCCGAATTGAGTACTATTAAACCATGGCAAGAACTAGTAGCAGAACAGCGGCGGCTCAACCCCACGCGGCCGTATCAGCCGCAGGCAGGTCTATTTGAGTATAAGGGCCTAGATGCACTAGTCATAGAGGTAGAGAGTTACACATGGGTAGGAATTCAGTGGCTGGGCGGCGATTTATGGGGCCGTCGTGGCTGGCAGGAGATAGCCGTATTTGTAAGAATAGATGGCCAGAGCTGGGCCAATAGGCGATATATCTACTTACCAGTAGATTTAGTAGAGCATCTCCTGCCATATATACCAATGGTAGATGGTGGTTATACACTACGTTATCCCTCAGCGAATGATCTAGTACCTATATTCAGTGGTAGGGTGGTGTTGTTAAGTAGTCAGGGTATACACCCCCTATTACCCGGCTGGGTATGGACTGGGCGAGTGATATGGCCTTACTATGAATATCAGCATGTATCAGGTGATATAGCACCGCCTGATACTCTCCAGTGGAGTAGGTTGAGACCTACTAATCTACTAGATCCCCTTGGTCCACCAAGCGTAGAGCAGATGACGCGTACACTACCTAATCTAGTAGGTGAGTTACCCACTAGATTAGAGGAACCCTGGATAGGAACGTATACGGGCTGGTCTACTATTAATTATGGTGAGGAGACGACGCTATATCAATATAGAGCCCAGACTCAGGAATTATTCCTACTAGATAGCCCCCCATTATTAGATAGTATTTTATACAAACAGCAGTGGTTAATTGATAGGGTGCGCCTCAGTCATAGAGTTGTACAGGGCGTAGTTATACAGCAGACAGTAACAGCAACATTGAGATTATGGTAACTAAGCTAGATCTAGTTAAGGATAGAGCTATTATACGGGGGGCCCTCTGGGATCTACTGACTATACTACGTCAGGGAGATCTAACAGCAATGCAGTGCCGGGGCCAGATACGAGATGGGGAGGATGGTGAGTTATTTGCTAACTTTGAGTTTGAGCCCCTAACTACAGTAAATAGAGATGGAGTGATCTACACACGTATTAAACCCTATCTAGGTGCTACACGTACTAAGCAGATACCTACTACAGCGCTCCGCCAGACATGGTTCTATGATATAGAGTTATATGACCCCCTTGATGATGATATAGTGTATAGAATCATCGACGGCGCTGTAGAGAGCCGCCTTAACATAACACTACCTTAATATGTACACAAGAGCACTATACTCCTTCCTACTATCTCAGATTAATACTAATCTAGTAGTCATTCTAATCAATCGACCCCAATTAGGTATCGGTACTGTATTAACCGCCGATGAGATAGATGCCCGCCTGAATATCACTATGGCTCAGGCAGCCCTCTGGGAGATTAGTGGTTATAGTAGATTCATCATCACTACCCCAATCATCACTATCCCAACGCGTACAGCCCCCACTGCTAGTCTGGTTAGTACTGCCACATTCACGCCATCAGGGGGGACGATAGGGCCCTTTACTCATGCACTGGTAGTACGGGGGGCTAACCTAACTGGTGCCACTCCAGCTAATGGTAATAACCGCGGCAGTAACGTGGGTACTGTAGTGCACATAGAAACCGTAGTTAGCGCACCACTCTCGGTAGCGCCACCTGCAGTATACAATTACACTATCAATTTACTGCTCAACGAGGAGGCATGACCCATGTAGCTGCTACCTAGTAGAGAGGCCAGCAGGGTATAGTTCTCTGGCCTCCTCGACTGTTAGTGCCATTCATTCCCATACTACCATCTCAATACTAAGCATAGTGTCAATTACTACACGAGCCGTGCTATAGCCTTTCAAATCTATAGTCAAGTACATGCGCGGTGCCTGCTATTGACCATATAGTAGGGGGCATACTACTAAAGCGTTGCTGTCTAAACTCATTATTCATTGTGATTAACCTCGAGTCATTAATTAGAACACGGGCCCCCACACTATTAGGTGCTCTGCCACTATTAGATTGGTGGATAATACAATTACTCAGTAGTACTGATTACCCCGTCGTAGTTCTCAATAGGGATATACATTCTGTTAGAGTGCCCGCTCCCTACGACATGATAGATAGTAGGGGTAATTTTATCATGCGCTCAGAATTAGATAGCTGGGGTCTAGAACCACTGCAGAGAGCCATCCTCTCTACTAAGGAGGAGGGCAGTATAAGCGCATACATACTACGGTCAGGCAGCTCCAGTACTATTATAATCTACACTGCATTCTCTCGAGACAATAGTCTAGATCAAGAGGTACAATTAGAGGTCCCGCAGAATATAACTGTAACGACTATCCGCTTCAATTCAACTGTGCTCTGGACACTACGCTATATAGAATCGCCACCCCGCTTAGAGGTACCAATACCAGACGAGTACATAGAGCTGGAGATAGACGCGGGCCCCTATATTATGAGTACCGTATCATCTATATATCTGAATCCATCACTACCAGTAAACACAATATCGGGCCCTGCAGCAATACACATGATACCCCAAGGTGACGTATTCTATGTTGCTATAAATGAGGATCCTAATTTAGTCAAGGCCATACAACCTGACATAGACATAACAGAATACACAGAGACTAAGAATATGTGTATGGAGGTGACACTTGGCGCGTAAACGTAAGCTGGATCCAATAGAACTATTCGATGAGTTAGTATATGAAGGCCTAGCTCAGGTTAGGACTGGTCACGTTATAGGTATAGTTGAATTTGCAGAGCAGTATCTACTGGCCCCCGGCGATACATTATTCCCGCCTCAGAGAGCTATACTGCGCGCTCTCTATAATGAGCCCCTACCAGGGGATGAGCTAGCTATACTACAACGATGGGCTGAGCAAGATGTAACCACCTGGGTACCAGACCGCTCCTACGTCAACATGGTACTAGAGTGCGGGCGACGAGGAGGTAAGAGTGTGCTAGCGAGTATATGCGTGCTCTATGAATTCTATTGCCTTATCAACCTAGATAACCCAGCTAAGCACTATGGTCTCCTGAGTGGATCCCCTATAGCCATATTTGTTATAGCGCGGAGCGGGGCCCAGGTCAATGAGACACTATTCGGCGCAATCAGGGGCTACGCTAGCCAGAGCGCGTACTTCAAGGGGCTAGTGAACAGTGGTCAGATAGAGATACTCACGCAGGAGATACGTTGCCCGACTAAGAATATAGCCATCTACGCTAAACACACTAACTCGCAGTCCCTAGTAGGTTATTCTCTTAAGATGTTAGTTCTAGATGAGGCGGCCCGCTTCGAGTATAACGAGCTAGGAGAATCGAAGGCAGATGATATATGGAGTAACGTAGCTAAGGGGCTGAGTACCTTCGGCGATAAAGGTAAGAAGATAGCCATTAGTTCTGCTTGGGGTGAGGGGGACTACATACAGAATCTCTATAAGGTAGCGACACGCGATGCGCGCATGGTGGCATTCCGCCTACGCACCTGGGATATCAATCTACGACCAGAGGTCAGTGAGTATAACCTCAAGAATAGTGAGGACTACATACGCGATCCCGTAACAGCAGCTCTGGAGTATGAGGGCATACGCTCTAGTAGGCACGGCTCCTTCTTCCAGAAGGAGTATATAGAGGAGGCAGTTAAGGGTCTCTCTTGTCTGGATGCGCGTTCTATACCACTGGATATAACCAATGGGGATGATACACGCCATTACGTATCACTGCAGATAACTAGACTAGAGAGACTCAGTGAGGGCCGCTCCTATCTACACGTAGACTACGGGCTCAAGAAGGATAGTGCCGCTATTGCCTTCGTAAGGAGCACTAAGCTAGAGGATGGTAGATGGGGTGTCATAGTAGATGGTCTGCTAGTGTGGAAGCCCTATAGTGATAGAGATGATAGGGGGAGGGGCATACAGCGTATAGTCTCCTACCTAGATATAGAGGAGAAGTTAGTGCAGATATGTCAGGCCCGCCATATTGGTCTCTGCTCATTTGACTCGTACCAATCTCAGTCCACTATACAACGACTACACGCTCACGGCATACGCTCTACTGAGATGAGTACCACTAATACAGCGCAGCTGAGTTACTATAACCTAACGCGACAACTACTCAATGAGGGGCGCCTGATACTACCTCGCGATAGCACCTGGACGCATAGTCTGATGGCCGAGATGGGCGGTATATTACAACTGGCTAGTGGTAAGATAACTCACAACGAGCGGGCCAGTGGTAAGGACATAATAGATGCTGTAGTCAACGCTGTATTCAACTGCGTTAAGGAGGATAGCACTCTCATGGGATTCAGTATAAGTTCTAGTGGCATCAAGAGTATCAGTAGCAAGACACTCAATAAGAATAGAGAACTAACTACAGCTCGCGGTAAGGGGTTACTACTAGCAGCGCGTAAGCGGCGCCCCTCAATCTAGTCATGTCCACAATAGATAAGCCCATCTCATCCATGATGTATTAAAAGCTGTCCCCAGGCGCGCCATAACTATAATGAAATTATCTCCAGTTGTATTTAAGTTCCAGGAATTATTCGGCTCGTGGCGATACTACCTGTATATCACGCCGCCGCGTTCTCTCCGTGGGGTCACGCCTGGCACCAGTCAGAGAATACATCTCCAGTCGACTATACCCCTACGCTTATTGCTGGCCCCCTGCGAGCCGGAGTATATACCGCTGGCCTACCCCCAGTACAGCACGCCGCGAGCCAGCGAGGCACTCAGGCTAGAGAATGCCTATAGGATAGAGATCTGGAGATGGAGGCAACAATCTAAGGTACCAGGGCGCGTAGTCCTGGACTATCAGGAGTCATTAGTAGACACACGATACTGGTGGATAGGTATGTCTACCGGCCGCGAGCGTATAGAGGTAACACCAGTAAACAATATAATTAGTTTATTTGATTACCCCGATATACTGACAGGCATCATTGTTAAAAATGCACTGGGTGCTAGTGTAGATTACACCGTCAAGGACCAGAGCACTAGCCGAGCAGAGCGCTTCAAGGCAGAGATACAATTACCTAATAATGATCCCGTAGTAGTAGAATACGATACACCGGTAGTGCCGGTAGAGGTCTCCTATACAGATAATATAGAGGTCAATGAACAGTGGAATCGGATCTACTAAAACAAATAGAGGAGGCAGGTAAATACCCATCGGCTGGTGTTGGTTCACTAGGAGACTACCCTAGTCGATTCGGCGTGTCATCTCTTAGTGAGACTCAGCGTTTTCTAAGAGATGCGCGCCCGAATACTCTACAAGCAGCCCTGTTTTCACACAATAGGTTCCACTCAGATTTTACCCTAGAGTTATTACACGATACTTTTAATAAAGAGAGCTTCAGGACAATAGGCCAAGAGAGGCAAGATAAATTCTATCAGAGCATGAAGCCATATATAAAAATGGCAGAGGGTATATTTACTAATGAGATGGATTTATACGATAAGGTAGGTGGTACCGTCGTAGTTGACATGACTATATCTAAGAGAGAGTCACAGGCATTAAAGGCAGCATCTAGTAATCTAAACGTCATACCCTATATTGCTAATAAGGGTCAGGGCACTACGCTGATGCACTCTAAGCTCGAGTTGATCACCAGAGAAGACGGCACCAATGTAGGTAGAGTACACACGGCTCCTTATATAACAGAGTACGGAACTAATGCCCTTGAGGTAGGAGCGGTAGTATCAGGTATCGCAGGAGCCGGCGCTATAATATCAGGCAGGGCCCCGCGACTAGGTATAGTAGGGGCTATAGCCGCTCCTCTACTCATGGGTGCTGGCGTAATGCTCAGGAATACTAATAGTAGTCTTCTTGACATAGGCCTTAAGTCTGATAAAAAGGACATATTCTACGAAACCAGTAACCCTAAGTTTGTTGCTGAACTCCGCACTTATATGCGTTCCTTAGCAGGCGGCAGGGAGCTAGATACTTCTAGCAATAGATTCATATTAGGTGAGTCAGAAGCTATATTAGCCATGACCCGCGACGCGCAGAGGGCCAATGGCATAGTACTGAGCCCAGCAAGCTGGAGCCTAGCTCAAGCAAGAGATGATAGTGGAAGTATTATCAGTCGAGATAATAATTTAGATAGGACTCACTACGCCAGACTAGAGAACTTCGAGAACACTATAGTAGAGCGGGCGCCCGACATACCAATATTAATGGCTACTAGTGGCCGGGTAGATTCCAGTATACGTAATCGTCTGCAGCAGGCCGGCGTTATAGTGGGCTCTAACGTAGGTACTCATTATAATAAACACCTATTCGGAGATCATGATACGGTTGACTAGCGGGGATGACCCCGCTGCCTTCGCGTATTATAAGGGCATGTTATTGTCTGATAATAAGTTCAACGTCTCCGATATAGCGATGACGCAGATGGGTTATACCAATAAGTCATTTATACGTGCTACTACTGGTACTACTATATCTCAACTACCCAGCTTCCTGGGAGCCTCTCATTTCTATGAGGTGGCCATCAATAACGCAGCCCGCGCTCGAGTAAGCGGACACCTAGACTGGAGAGAATCATTAGAGTCTTATACCAATAGGCCGGGCATAGCCGCACAGAACTACCTAGCGCGCGCTGCGCTAAGTGGGACCCCCAGTGCTGTACCAGACCAGGTCCGCGATTACGATAGAGCTCTATTAGCGCCAGGCCTAGGCTCTCTCATTAATGAATACACTATCATGGCTGGCTTCGGCAGGCTATATAAGGATGAGGTGGGGGCCCTACCTAGTATAACGGGGGCCTTCGGTGCAGTACTAGATAGAACACTGACATACTACGGCACATTCTTCGACTACGATGAGACGCGCGATAGTATGGTACCGGTGGCTGGTGTATACGAGAATGCGCTTACATTTGCTAGTAGCTTCGTAATGACTACAGCGGCCAGTATGGGACTATACTTCAGTGTAGGTATACCCCTAGGTTACATAACTGCAGAACTAAATAAGTCGATGGTCCAGGGCACTATCGATAGCGCTGTACAGAAGACAAAAGGAAAAAGATATCCTCAGCACACACCTATACTAGACTTTTCTCCCATCGATAATTTCGAGTTAGCTAAATACATGCAGGAAGTTCAGGGGCTTAGCGGAGGCACCCTCGACAATTATTACACTAATCGTATAAATACACTGCCCGCTCTCAATAACCTATTTTATAGAGAGAGGGGGTCCACCTTCTTCGAGTATATAACTAAGCCCTTCATACTAGATGTCATGAATCCCTATGAGAGAGGGAGTGCAGAGGACATTAAGTTAAGGCGCTCTGCGGATGCCTTCCATGATTCATTGCGGCGTCCTATTGGTCTAGAGGCCACTTTTGAAGAGAGGTATAACCAAGTCTCGGGTAAGATGGAGCCATTCCTAGTGTCGCTCAGGGCCACTAACATAGGCTTCGAGAGACAACGAGAATTAGCAATACTAATTGACGAGGTAGGGGCTAGTCTACCTGCTGCACCCTGGCGCTGGGGATGGGGGGTGGGTAAGGAAGACAGCCGCTCCTTTGTGAGTATGGCAGAGGTATTCAGCTTTAGTGAGATGGCAGAATCCTTCCATAGAATCTTAGGTACTGGAAGCCAGAGCCTCAACTACATAGTCAGTAGTAGCGAGAATAACACTAGAGGTATGAAGGGTCTCCTCATGCGAGGAGGGGCTATGCTGGGGGGAGTGATGCGTTCTACTAAGGCGCGCCTCCAGGGCAATAACTTATTTATGGGTATAGGGCCCATAGCAACTACTAATCTAGCTGCAGAGTATAAGAAACTCATGAAGTTAGAGAGACAGATGTTAGTAGAGAACCTACTGACATGGGAGGTAGGCATTAATGGACAAGGTAGTCGTCAGATAGGTAATGTACAAACTAGCGAGCAGCGCCAGTTAGTTGCTAAGTTTGTAGATCAGTTGATAGTCTACAATCAGGCCATACAGAGTAGTCCTCACTATCAGCAGGCAGTACAACGAGCAGCGGGGGCCACGGCAGCTCAAGAGGATCTATTCAGGTTAATATCAGGGCGTAATAGTCGCTTCCTAACCTCATCGTTCTTCCGCAATAAGGGTGTTATAGGTGCCTCTGTATTAGCTCTTATGAACGTACAGACTGGCCTAGCTAATATACTAGATGCCAGTGGGCCTAGCTTCCTGCGTTCTATTAACCTGCAGTTCGGTGCTGTCGACGTAGAGGAGGTGCGCTACAATAACCGCAATCTAATACTCGAGGGGCCCGTCATGGGGGCTGCCTATACGGCATTAGCAGTAGCCGGGGGTTATGTAGGTAGTGAGGTATTTGGCAGTATGGCTATTAACCGGTATAGTCTCAGCGATGAGTTGTATGCCAATGGTATCAGTCGTCTAATATCCGCAGAGGCGGAGGAGGTACTGAAGCGAGGCACTCTAGTCAAGAAGGGTAATAGATTCATGACGTGGGGTCTAACTACAGCAGCGCTACTATGGGCCCCCCGCGTCATCACTGGTGTAGGTAACTTTATAATGAATACCTTCAACCGTATGACAGGGCAAGAGGGGCAGGTACTAGACGAGAACTACGCAACAGTAGGTAGTCTCCAGGCATGGAAACAATCAGTACTCAATAGGGTTAATACAGGCACGCTAGTTGGCAATAGAACTGAGAGGACTCTAGAGGCATGGTCTGCATTCGTAGCAGGACGCATTAGTGCCCACACACCGGTAGCAGCTATAAGTCGACGGGCCAAAACTATAGAGGTCTACGCGAGCCAGGCCCCCACGTCCTACATACAGTTCTTCATAGCGGAGTCACGGCGCCGTGGTTCTGAGATAGATAAAGGCGTATACAGTTATAGTATGGGGGTACAATCAGCACCTGTACTGGGTATCTCTATGAGCGTGTCAGCCCCCCTAGCCTTCGACGCTAATAAGCCCTTCGCTGAGGCCTTCATATATAACCAGGAGAAGGATAACGTTATCAATTACATACAGAGCGCTGGTAATGTATCATTAGCAGTATCGTTAACGGCGGGTCTAGTTAGTCTGTCTGCTCTGTTACCAGAGTACGCGCGCTCTAAGATACTACGCGATCCAACGATAGGTGCGGGTGCGAAGGATCTCAGCAATAAGATGACTAACTTAGCAGTACTAGTAGATGACTGGGGCGGCCGGGCTATGAATATACCCATAGCAGGTGCACGAACTGCGGTTGGTTCCTTCTGGCATTACTCAGGTAAGGTAATAGACACAATGGCGGGGTTTAGTTACGGGGCACTACAAGGATTCGATAAGCTAGATAGAAGACTAGCTAAGGTCATAGCTCTGAGTAACTTTATTGTACCGCCTGTGCTAGGCGCACTATTTGGACTAACGGGCACGAGTCCTCTAACAAGTTCTCTACTTGTAGGTACTTCTCTGGCCTTTGCATATTCCTTCGCTATGAAGCACGATCCATGGCGTAAGAATGTAGCGGCGCTACAATCTCGTGTAGCGAGAGTAACAGGTATGAATGATATTAGTATAAGCCGCGGTATGCATACGGGTCTACGCAGATGGCGGGCCTATCGCATGCCACTACTTCTTGGCACTACAGCAGCCCTATTCCAGACTAAGACTGGGTGGAACATAAGTGAGGGCATGGACGACAATGTCATGACTCGACTAGCTACAGTGGGGCTCTATGCCGGCGTAAACGCTATGGCAGTAGTAGAACTAGCAGACCTCGGGCTAGACCCAGGCGCTACTATAGAGCGGTATCGTAGAATGAGGGCCAAGGTAGGTAAGATGCACCCACTGAACCCACTAGGTATGTGGCGGCGGCTACGTCTAGCCTCTCTTGAGAGAGACATACGGTCTGATTTCAATACTGTAGAGACCTACCTATCAGACTACCGTAATAATCGACGGGGCTATCATAGCTTCGATTTACTAGATGAACACCTGAAGACACAGCATGGCAAAGCATACCATGATGCTATGAATGAACACGGCCGGCGTCCATCTAACTTCCAGGTACGGGACATTATAGACGAGGCAGGTAACTATAGACTAACAGATTACGGTGAGAACCTACGCACCCTAGTAGATAGCCGGGACTACCTCAAGTATAGAAACGCCAGAATACTGGGGCCCGGCGGTAATAGGCTATTACGTTCTGCAGCGGCACTAGGTACCGTGAACATAGCCGCTACTGCTCTTCTATTAGGTGTAGGTGCTATATTATCTGGCTCAGGTAATCAGGAGGAAGCAACAGCGGGCTTCTATAATGCTATGGATGGCACGCCGCTGGAGTTCGTATCTAATGCATTCCGTCTAGTCACACGACGGGATATAGCTGTGGCACCGGATCCTCTGGAGCCTCTGATTGTAATGGCAGATGGCGCCTATAAGCGTAAGCGCGGCGTGCGCTTAATCAACCCCATAGAGAGCAACGTAGGGCGTATGAGTACTGCAATAGATAACCTACGCAGCAGCTTTGTATTAAATGCCAGTAACCCATTCATGAGTGTCCTAGTATTCGGTACTAGTGTGCGAGAGGGAGAGCTAGGCTCGCGTCAGACCTTCTACATGCAGCTACAGTCTACTAACCAGGACATCAGTACGGCAGTATATTCTACAGCGCCAGCCTATATGTTCAAGATGGTCAAGGCAGGGGCCATGGGCCAGCTATACGCGCGCGACTACCGTAAGGCTAATATAACTGATGCCTCGATGAATGACTTATCAAAGGATCAGCGCAAGTTTATGGCCATCAGCGTAGTCAGTCTAACAGCACGATTAGACCCACTGACTGATAAGAACCGCCGGCGCGTAACTAGCCCATTCAATAGAGCCAGCCTGGCCCTCTATAGAGCGGATCCGTTGATGAACATAGCGTTGAGTAGTCGCCTGCAGGTAATACGCAACTTCGCATATCAGCGGCCCGAGTCACTAGTATCTGAGATGACTAATCTAGGTAATCCTGATGGTATGAATCCCCGGGATAGTAAGAAACCCAAGTCATATCTAGACACGCTAATTGCATCGTTGAGTAAGGGAGACATGCGACTATTAGCAGAAACTGCATTCCCTGGCCTGGCATCCAGAGTGGCTAATCCCCTCAACTTCGTACAGTACGAGAACTTCATTAAGTACTCGTCGGAACGGCGTACAGGAGGTAGACGGGTAGATATATATGCTGCAGATGGAGACTGGCTGGAGATGGGCGCGCCTACATCAATGAGGACAGAGGAGAGCAATATCCTGGGGATGATGGGATCCTTCTTAGTTAACTTCTGGGGTAAGATACCACTAATCAACACACCCATTATGACGAGTCTAGCTGGGGGCGTTGCAGCCACTATGATTGCGGGCGCGATAGGCGCGATGATGAGTTTATTTGGCGTACTAGAGGGAGGTAAGCAGGCACGAGCTATAGATAACGTTATGACTGAGCTGCGTGTTCTATGGGCCGGTGAGAAGGCAGAACACTTTATTATAACGGCACCCCAGGCTAAGAGCCCCCTAGGAGAGAACCGTATGAAGTATGAGGTGAAGCGGGGCCGCTTCACCTATACGCTACACGCCAGTCCACCTGATGGCATGGGCGGAGAGGTAGGGAAGAGAATAGGTTATTTCCTCAATAGTTCTATGAGTATAACCGCAAATGACGGGATGGATGCTCTAATGGCGCGCGTATACGATGCCCCTATTATAAACGAGAGCACTGTACGCAGTATAGGTGATAGGGATGCTCTAGTACGTAAATTAGTAGATAGTCTAGATGACGCTATAAGCCGCGGGTCCGATAGCTTCCTAACTAAGATATTAAACCTACTAGATAGCGATATATCAATTAATAACGGGCCCGCCCTCTTCTCACAGAA